GAGTTTGCCTGGCGCGATTTAGCTCGCGATTACCTGGCAGACTTTGGCGAATATACGCTGCTGGACTGGAAAGCTTACCCTGCCCACCGACTGGTATGTGACGAGCTGCAAAAGGTGCGGGATTATATTGACAGTAAAGGTGAAAGTGGGACCGGTGCGTTGATCATCGAAATGCCGCCGCAAGCCGGTAAGACCACGATGGCGATTAAGTTATTTATTGCCTGGATGCTGGGTAAGGCGCCGGATACCCGCTCGCTGATTGCAACCTACGGCGCAGATCTGAGCAAGCTCCATTCTGAAGACACCCAGGATATTGTTAAATCCGAGCGCTACCAGGCGCTTTTTGGGGAACGGGCATACAGCGCGCACACGGTTGAGATCGATGTGGATACCAGTTCCAAATCCTACTGGAGGATCGAAGGCTATAAGGGTAGCGTGACCGCCGTGGGCGTGGGCGGTGGCGGTGTGGGGCGCTCTTTCGAACTCGTGATCGTGGATGATCCCTATAAAAATCAACAGGAAGCGAAAAATCCCGAGATCCGCAAAAAGGTATCAAAATGGTTCGATAACGTGGTCATGTCCCGGCGTAAAAAAGGGACGGCGATAGTTCTGGTCCACACCCGCTGGGATCGGGATGACCTGATTGGGGAACAGGAACGCCTGATGGTGACCGATGCGAAATCCCTGCAATGGCGCATTGTAAGCATCCCGGCTTACCCACTGGAAGCGCATGAATATGCATTGGATGAGGGATTGCAGAAAGAAGCGATGAAGGACGGGGTTTATAAGCCGATGGCAGACCCGCTGGAAAGGGAAGCGGGAAGCAAACAAAGCTTCTGCCCACAATTATTTCCAGATGATCACCTGGAAACGACCCGCATCCGCCTGGAGGCCAAAGGTGAAAGCATGGTCTGGTTTGCGACCTATATGCAGCAGCCAAGGCCGGAGATGGGCGAATTTTTCGGGCGGGGCGGGATCAAGATCGTTGATGAAGCCCCGGAAGGGTTGCGCTGGTACCGTTATATTGACCTAGCGCTGGGAAAAAGCAAGCGCTCGGATTTAAATACCTGCGCGGCAGTGGCTGTGGATGGGGTTGCCAACATTTACGCGCGGGATATGATCCGCATCCGGCAGTATGCCAATTTCTTGAAGGTCATCAAAGAAGTGATGCTCTTCGAAAAGGGTACGATCTGGGGCGTGGAAAGCAACCTCTTCCAGGAACTGGCCTTCCTGGAATTGATCAACGATCCTGAATTAATCGGGATCCCGATTTTCCCAATCATCGCCAGCGACGATAAAGAAAGTGATGCCAGGGTTTTACAGGCCCGGGCTTCAGTTGGAAAACTATTTTTCGTGCGTGGGGACTGGAACGAAGAAGCGGTAAATGAATTTATTGAGTTCCCGGATGGGGCGCATGATGACCAGGTGGATACCATTGCCCGCGGAGTTAAGTTATCAGTGGTTCTGGCAAATGTATTGAATGGACCTCCTGTAGGAACTTTGGTTATTGATGATCGGGTTGAAATAAGCCCTTATTAAAAGGATTTTGTATGCCCAGAAAATTGACCGCAGAACGAAAAATAAAAGAGCTTCAAAATCAAGATCCGACCGCTCTCTTGCAAAAAGAAGTGAGCAGCCTTAAAGGTTTGGCTGAAACTGCCCAATTCAAAAACGAGGTCTTGCTGGAAAGGCTGGCTGAGCTCGAACTGACAATGGAAGACCGTGGCTGGATGCGCATGGCTGGCCAGTCTTCGCTTGAATTCTCGCGGGAAGGTTTGAAACTGATCAATCGGCTGGCCAGGATAATGTATTTGAAAAACCCGCTTATCCAACGCGGGGTGAATGTGCAGGCCTATTATGTATTTGGTCAGGGCATGTATATCTCTGCACCGGACGATGCGATTAATAAGGTCATTCAGGACTTCCTGGATGATCCTAAAAATAGGGCCGAGTTAACCGGGCAGCAGGCTATGACCATGAAGGAAAAGGAATTACAGCTGTTCGGAAATATTTACCTGGTTTTCTTTTCCAACATTGCGACCGGTAAAGTGCTGATGCGCTCCATTCCTCCGGATGAGGTAGATGACATCATCACCAACCCCGAAGACCGCAAAGATCCCTGGTATTACAAACGCTCCTGGACCCAGGATGATTTTGATATGGAAACCGGTACAACCAGCCAGAATACAAAAATAGCCTATTATCCCGACTGGCGGCATGACCCCGTTGATAAATCGCAAAAAATTGGCGGAATCGATATCCAATGGGACCAGCCTGTTTACCATGTCAAGGTAGGCGGCCTTTCAGATATGAAATTCGGCATGTCCGAGGTTTATGCAGCGCTGGACTGGGCCAAAGCCTATAAAGAATTCCTGGAGGATTGGGCTACCATCACGCGGGCCTATACGCGCTTTGCTTTCCAGGTAACAGCCAAGGGTGGCGCTGTAGGCCGGGCCGCTGCCAAAGCCAAATTGAATACGACCCAATCCGACACCAACCAGGAAACAAATCCACCACCGGCTGCCGGTGCCTATTTTATTTCGGATCCGGATCAGAGCATTTCACCGATCCGCACGGCCGGGGCGACCGTAAGCCCAGCCGATGGACGCCGGATGTTATTGATGGTCGCTGCTGTGGCAGGTCTGCCAGAAACGTTTTATGGGGATGCCACAGCTGGGACATTGGCGACGGCCAAGTCGCTGGATCGACCCACAGAGCTGAAAATGAAGGACCGCCAGACCTTATGGTCGGATATTTTCATTAATATTCTTTTGTATGTGATCAGCAAATCCGCCCGGGCTGTTGATAGCGAATTATTCAACCAGGTGCAGGTTGCAGATGCCGGGGAAGGTGTTTTCAAACTGACACAGAAGAACGGCTCTGATATTTCGGTAAAAGCGGAATTCCCTCCAATTCTTGAACATGACGTGACTTCATCGGTCAATGCGATTGTTCAGGCAGCCACATTAAACAGCTATACACCTGCTGGGACAATGGATCCCCAGACCACATCCAGATTGTTATTAAATGCACTGGGCGTACCGGATGTGGATGGGGTGATGAAAGTTCTGTTTCCTGAAGGGATCGACACCAAAACAGCGGTGACCACGACGCAGGAAGCCGCCATGTTGGAAGTGGTAAGGGATTTCAAAACAGTTTTGGCAACGTTTATGGAGAAATACAATGTTCCTGCCGCTGTCTAATTCGCTGAACCTTTTGGAGGCAACGATCCGCCATAACCGCAAGCGTCGTATTTTGACGCCCGCCGAAATATTGCTTGAACGGCAGTTGAAAGGCGCTTTTAAATCGCAGGGGAAAATTCTGGTAAAACGCCTGGCCAAGTTGAAAGGTCACTTCCAGGAAGCTTCCGGTGATTTCATGGATCCGTTGATGGATGATGTTTTTGGCGATACCGGCAATCTGTTCTTGGAGCCGTTATCGGCTGCGGTTAAGGCCATGCTCCTCTCCGGAGCCAAGGTCATGATCGGAGATTTGAAGCTGGACTTTTCTTTCTCGCTGAAGAACCCACGGGCTGTAGATTACTTGAAGGCGCACGGCGCCGACCTGGTGGCTTCGATTGACGATACGACCCGGGAACGGGTCAAGACACTGGTTACCCAGGCGGTTGATGAAGGCTGGAGTTACGGCGACACCGCCCGGCAAATGGTCCAGTTATATGATGAATTTGCTGAAGGACGCCCACAGGATAATATAGCCAGCCGGGCCCACATGATTGCAGTCACAGAAGCAGGCAATTCTTACGAAGAAGGTAATTATGAAGTTATTTCCGGACTGAAGGATGATGGCATTGATGCTGAGAAGTCCTGGGATACATCCAGCAGCGCCAGCATATGTGATGAATGCCAGGCCAATGCCGATGAAGGTTGGATCCCAGCTGAGGATGTGCATCAATCAGGCGATGATCATCCACTTGCTCATCCCGGATGTGAATGTGATGAAGAGTATAGAGTAGTTTAGGAGAATATGAGATGACAGTATCAGCGAAGTGGTTTGGACAGGCTATTATGCAAGCGTTCGGTTCAGGTTCTGCGGGTAATAACCCCAATATTGATTATTTGAGTGACACAATCAATGTAATGTTGTGCACCAATGCTTACACACCGAACCAGGATACACATGTTTTCAAGTCGGATGTAACCAATGAAGTTGCCAGCGGTGGTGGTTACACCACTGGCGGTAAAGCCCTGACCACTAAAACATTAGGTTATACCGGCGCCACCAATGTAATTATGTTTGATGCCGATGATGTTTCCTGGGCCGCTTCAACGATCACAGCCAGGTATGCAGTAATTTACGATAATACACCTGCTACGGACGCAACCAGGCCATTATTGGGATATGTCGATTTTGGTGCTGATGTTTCCACCACCAATGGCACTTTCACAATTACCTGGGATGCAGCTGGACTGTTTACTATAACTCCTGCATAAAAGGATGATTTGTTATGCCAGATAATACAACTCTCCCGGGAACGGGCGATGTAATAGCTGATGAAGCTGTGACCATAAACTCTCAATCCGTAAAGGTGCAGTTGGTCAAAATTGCATTAGGTGCTTTCGATGCCTATGACATGGATTTGGACAGTGGTCAACAAACCAAAGCCAACTCCTTACCTGTCGTTTTACCTTCTGACCAAACCGTACCCGTTTCGGGAGTTGGAACCAATTCGGTTACCGCTACTCTCACTGTTACAAATGGAGCCTACTCAATAGCGGATGTGGCTGGTGGATTGATCACCTTTGCCAATGCTGTAAGCGCGAATGGTAAAAGTTCGATTATCAATTCCATAAAACTTGCGGGTGTGGCGGCAATACCTTACGAGTTGTGGTTCTTCTCTTCGGATATTGCCACACCTCGGGCAGATAATGCCGTATTCGGCTTAGCGGCAGCAGACGGTTTGATCTTTCTTGGCGCCGTCCCTATCAATGTTGCCGATTACAACGCGGCTCAAACTGCCTTCAATAATGCAACGATCCGCGCCGCAGGTTTACAGGTCAAGGCCGGTGCAGGCACCACAACAATTTATGCTTACCTGAAATGTTTGGCCGCAACTTCACCGGCTACTACAACCATCTATTTGACAGTGGATTTTGAATACATAAACTAATGGTCTACATAATTCGGTCCCACGCATCCAGGCGGTATGAAGGTGAAACTTACGAGCGAAAACTCGTAAGGATGTTTGGGACCACCATTGTAGGTTATTGGCCATGCGATGAACCTTCTGGGACGATCCTTTATAACCATGCCGGGATAGGGAACAGCAATGCTCTGAATGGAGTTATCTCTTCCTCTCGTTTTGTTTATCCCGGGATCGGTGACCGCCGAAATGCATTAAATTTAAACGTCACAACAGGCTTCCTAAATATATATACAGCAGATTTAAATTCCGCCTTTAGTAAAACTGAAGGAGCTGTATCTATTTGGGTTGGAACAACCTCTACCAATGTGTGGACAGATGGTCTTGCTCATTTCATTTTCTCCCTGGCCACTGCAAGCGCCTTAGATACTATTGTTTTGCAAAAAACAGCCACTAATGGAACCTTATCCATTACCGTAACCGGAAACAGTACTGCCCGAACCAAAACTTATTCTATAGGAACTACTCTCATAGGATGGTTCCACTTTGGACTTACATGGAGTTCGTCCGGTGGATATATTCATGCTTATGTAAACGGAGTGGAATTTACAGGCGCTACTGAATTGGCCTATCCTGCTTTTTCAGCAGGGGCTCTGCTCAGTACTCAATGTGTGATTGGTAACCAAACCACATCGGCAAGCGTTGCATGGCAAGGTTCCCTTGCTCATTGCCTATTGTTGAATAGGGCCATCTCTGCCAATGAAATGCTGGATGTTTATAACTATCCCATAAGGTTGAAGAGATGAGCCTATTATTACTTTTCAATCAAGGAGGAGGATCGGTACCGCAAACCGTGACAGTACCCGGGCCCGCTACGTGTTCAGCTTCTGGGATTGTACCTTCCATAACAGCATCTTCAAATATTACATCATCGGTTGCTTCATGCCCCGCGGTTGAAGTTGCACCCTCTTTAACTGCATCTTCAAATGTTGTTTCCTCCGCGGCTTCCTCCCCGGCAAGTGAAGTTTCTCCTGCAATCGCAGCAACCGCTAACGTTGTTTCATCCGCTGCCGCATGCCCGGCAAATGGAATAACTCCAACAATTTCAGCAGGCTCTAATCTTACAGAAGTCGCGGGAACAGCTTCAGCAGGCGCGGTAGTTCCAATTCTGACAGCAACATCCAATGTTGTAAGTCCATATGCTGCATCCACCGCATTGATGGTTGCACCGTCCGTTTCAGTAGGATCAAGCGCGTCAGTTACATCAACGGTTGCTACATCCGGAGCTTCTGAAATTGTTCCGGCCATAACTGCATCCAGCCAGGTTACCACTACAGCAGGAACAGCGAATGCGGCATTAATCGCGCCTTCAATTTCTATCCCTTATACCGTTTTATGCGTTGCTGGAACCGTCGCCGCATCAGCCCCCACACCCTTATTGAGTGGCGGAACGGGAGTTACTTCAGTGGCGGCCAATGCTAATGCCCAAAGTATTACTCCAACTTTAGTCTGGTCTTCTCAAATAACGTCCCTTGCTGGAATTTCTACCGCAAACATAAATGCTCCTGTAATTGTCGCTGGTTCTTTACTTACAACGATTGCCGGGCCTGCCAATTCTCAAAGTTTTTCACCTTCCATTTCAGTGGGTGCAATAAGATTGGTTCCCGTGGCAACAAGTTTGGCAAATATAAATATTCCATCTGTTTCATGTAATTCCTTGATGGTTATTCCTGTCAGTGTCGCCATTGCAAATATATGGCCTCCTATTATTTCAGGATCATTATTAGTTCAAATTCTTATTTCTACTATAGCCAGGATTAAGGTTATGGAATTCAACCAGGCAGAAATTAATAAAAAAAGTGCCAGTCAACATTTCATTATGGTAAATGACTTATCTGATGGATTTATTTTGAAATCTTACAAAAATACTACTCACATTCTCCAGGAAGTAGAAGGAGACCAGGAATTATGACTATTTCCATTGTTGCTGAAGCTCACATTGGAGATACCGTCCAATTTGAATTAACCATCAAGGATCAGGATGGAAATGTAGTGAATATTTCTACTGCATCAACCATCCAGATTATTTTCAAGGATCCTTCTGGTACTGTTTTAACCAAAACAGCCACTTTAGTTGATGGTGGTGTTTATGGAAAAATGCAATATACAACTTTACCCACCGATTTGAACCAATCGGGCGAATGGACTTATCAAGGTTTTGTGATTATCGGGACCGGACAATGGCATACGGATGAAGCGATCATTCCGGTAAGGTCTAATTTAGTTTAATCGGAGGTTAAGCATGTCGAAGATAATAACAGAAGCTGCAACGCTTAAAGCAAAGGCAAGAGGTCTTATCCGTGATCTGGATACCATGCTCGGTGAAAAAGAAGTACCTAAAGGTTTACGGGATCAAATCCAAAACCTGAAGGATAACTTAAATAAAACATGGGCTGATTTAGCAGACCAGGCGGCCAATGAATCTCTGCAAGAAGCATCCTCGGTTGGCAGCACCCTGGAAAGCAATATCCATTCAAATGCTACCTATTCGTTCGATTCTTTCTTTTCTCAGGGCGTCATTACTCGTGAGGAATGGAAGATCCTACAAAATGCCGCTATGGTAGCTACGGATGCTTTCAGTGTGGCTGTAATGCAAGCAGCCCCGAAACTTTATGAGCGTTTACCCTGGGGAACTCCGGATGTTGCAGACAGTTCCATGATGGAAGATAAACCTGCCACAGAAAGTATATTGAGTGATCAGGAGTTCCAGGGTGATGTTGTCCCTCTCTCTGAGGCGGCTATAGATCGTACTGGAGTATCAAAAATAAAAATCATCGCTCCTGGTTGGGGTTCATCTGGTTATTATTCTCCTGAAGTTCTTCAAAGAGATGGCCCGAAAGTTTTCACTAAAGGCCTAAAAATGTATTGGGATCATCCTACAACTACAGAGGAAGCCCAACGTCCCGAACGCTCCCTAAAAGATTTAGCCGGAGAATTTATTTCAGATGCCACTTATCAAGAGAACGGCAAGTCAGGCCCGGGTCTGTATGGGGATGCAAAGATTTTTGAAAGCTATCAGAAGCCGGTAAATGAATTGGCTCCTCATATTGGAGTATCAATCAGGGCACTCGGTAAAGCTGAAAATGGCCAGGCCGATGGTAAGAAAGGCCCTATTATTTCAGAGATTTCCGCCGCTCGGTCTGTGGACTTTGTAACTACAGCCGGTGCGGGCGGTAAAGTACTCGGTTTATTTGAATCAGCTCGCCAACAGCGGGCAACTAACCCTGCTACGGAGGAAAATATGCCAGCAGAAAAAACAGATGAAATGAAGGCCGTAGAGGCCCAGCTTGCCGAGGCACAGAAACAATTGGCGACTTTCCAAGAGGCGAAAGTCCTCACGGAAGGGCGAGCTGTAATCGTATCCACCTTGAGCGAAGTTAAGGACCTGCCCGAAATGTCCCGTTCCCGTTTGACCGAAAGCGTAAAGCCTGTTGTCAAAGACGGCGCACTGGATGCTGAGGCAACCAAGATCCATGCCCAGGAAGCGGCGAAAGCCGAAATGAGCTATTTAGCTGGATTGATGAAATCCGGCGTCATTACCGGGATGGGTGGGGCTGAACCCCAAGGCCCTAAACCCGAGGTCATTCAGGCCCAACTTGAGGAAGGTTTCAAGGAGATGGGTATGAGTGAAAAAGCCGCAAAAGTTGCGGCACAAGGAAGGTAAATTATGTCTACTAATCTTGTCAAAAAGCCTGGTTATCGGTTGAGCCTTGCTTGCACCTATCCCGCTTCAGCTATCGCGTCCGGTATGCCGGTTCGTTATGGAACGCTTACGGGCGTTGCTATGACAAATGGTGATGCAAATAATGTTGCGGTGGTGGACTTAGGTCCCGGTGTATATAACCTCAGCTGCCAGGGCACGGACGGCGGCAATGCTGCAATCGCCGTGGGTGATGGTCTATGGTTTGCGGATTCCGCTGAACCTCGGATTAATAAGGTCACGTCCGGATATTTCTTCGGCATTGCTCTTGGGGCAGTTGGATCTGGTCTTACAGCTACCATTCCAGTTTTGCACATACCTTCTCCCGGTTCTGGTAACCTTGCAGCCGGATCAATCGGCGCAACTCAGTTGGCCTCGAATGCCGTCACAACTGCAAAGATTGCTGCGTTGAATGTCACCGCTGCAAAAATGGCAGCGGGTGCAGCCGCTGAAGGCGTGGACGGTTCAAAGACCCGCTTTATGGCCAATGCAATGACCACACCTGTTCCAATGCTGATTTACCGCATAGACCAGGCTGCTGGCGCCAATGCTGATACTGATATTGTCCTGGATCAGAAAATCCGTGTAGTGGATGTATGGGTTGTATTGACTGGGGCAGGCGTTGCGTCGTCCGTTTGTACGCTTAAATCAACCGCTAATCCAATTAGCGACGCCATGGCTACAGCGGGGTCACAGAAAGCCGTTGTCCGTTGCGCAACCATTGATGCCACTTATCATGAGATTGCCGCTGGCGGCAGATTACGGATCACCGGTTCTGCCGGGGCATCTCAGCCCGCACTGACCGCCTATGTTTTGGCAGTACCCATAGCCTAAGGAGATATATAACATGGCTGAATTTTTGAATTTACTTGAAACGATCCGGGGTGAAGAGGCATCCATCCAAAAGTTATTTGGTGGGGAAGGTAAAAATGTCTCCCAGATGCCGAAAGGCAAAAGCCCGGAATATCTGAAAAAGCTGGCCGAAACTGTCCAGTTCATGAATGATATTTTCACCGGTCGCCGTCCCTCTCACCAACTCCGGGAAGCGCTTTCCACCTCGGATTTCCCGATGTTGTTTGGGGATGTGATTGACCGCCAGGTTCTGGCAAATTACTACGCGGAACCCGGATGCTGGCCTTCTTACTGCCACCGGTCGACCGTGCCCGATTTCCGCCTGGTCAACCGCTTTGCAATTAATGGCGGCGAGGCTGTTTTGAGCAGCGTTGCCCAGGGTGAAGAATATCCTAACTCTGCCGTTGCCGAGGCCCGCTATCAATACAGCGTGTTGAAATACGGACGCAAGATGCCATTTAACTGGGAAACCCTGATTAATGACGATCTGGACGCGTTGAAGGATATCCCCGCCCGGTTTGGCAAAGCGGCACGCCGCAGTGAGGAAAAATTTGCCACCCAGTTGCATGTGCAGGCCGGTGGACCTCACGCCACAGTTTACAGCGCAGCTCATCGTAACATCGTCAACCCGACTTATGCCGGAACAGCGTTTACGGTTGTAAATCCCCCTTTGAATATCTTGGGGTTGCAGGAAGCAATGGCGGTATTTGGGAACATGTTGGACTCGGACGGTGAACCCATCTTGATTGAGTCCTTCGTTTTGGAAGTACCTCCATCTTTGGAAATTACAGCCAAAAACATAATGAACGCAGAATCCATCTGGATTGATATGAATGCGGTAGTTCCAGGTCAGGGTTATCTTTCCAGTAACTGGATGAAACAACAGATTCAACTGGTTGTCAATCCTTACCTGGCCATTGTGAATACCACCAATGGCGGGACTGCATGGTATCTGCACGCCAATCCCGGTGTGGGACGCCCGGCTTTTGAAATGGGTTTTCTGCGCGGGTACGAGACGCCTCAGATTTTCATGAAGATGCCGAACCAGTCTACAGTTGGCGGCGGGCCTTCTCCGATGGATGGCGACTTTGATACCGATTCGATTGAGTATAAGGTTCGTCATATTTTCGGTGGCGTGGCCGAAGATTTCAAAATGACCGTTGCTTCAACCGGCGCGGGCGTTTAATGAATAATCAGTTACCTCCGCCTGCGACGGTAACTGAACTGTACCTGGCGGCTATCCTGGTCGAATTACGGAAATTAAATACTCCCAAAATAGACCAGGATAGCAAGCCGGTATTGTCTCAGATTAAGCCGGAGGAAGTTATCAAACCTGTAGTAACCATGCGAAAGAAGATAAGAAAATGACCTATTCTTTCAACCTATCAACAGATGTTGGAAAAGTGCGCTTGATGATCCCGGATAGGGATGAGGCTAATCGTTTCTTTGAAGACGATGAATTGAGCACATTCTTAACCTTGGAGGTTAATAACATCCGGCGCGCGGCTGCCCTTTCTCTGGAAACAATGGCCTCGGATCAGGCGATGGTGCTGAAAGTAACAAAAATCCTTGATCTCTCTGTTGATGGAACTCGCGTTGCAACTTCCCTTATGGAACGCGCAAAATTACTGCGTGATCAGGCGACATTCATCGAAGAGCAAGGGGATGCCGGATTTGATGTTGCCGAAACCGTCGGTAATGATTTTGCCTACCGGGATGTGCTTTATAAGGATTGGCTCAGAAATGGGTAAATTCATTCACCCCGCTCTGGCTGCGCGTTTGACAAATTTTATGACCCGCCAGGTGTCTATTCAGATACCTTCTTCATATCGGGATAGTGTAAAGCAGCAAATAACGAACTACGATACCTTCCTGGATAATCATACTGAGTTGCCCTGTTTTATTGGGGTAACACAATCAGGCGGTGAAACACGCGGGATAAATGGATCCATAGTAACCACGGGGACAACCATCCAATTGGCGGGTTATTACCCACTTATTACTGAAAAGATGCGGGCATTGTTGGACGATGATACAAGCCTGGACATAATCCGAGTAAGGCATGATTCAGCACTCAATATGACAGAGCTTTTCTGCCAGGTGGTGAAATGAGTATCGGTGATATTTATGCCTGGTCACAAATTATAGGGTGCTTGGTTTGTGGGCCGCTCGGGATCATCTTTATAGCAGCTGTAAAAATTTATGACATGCACAAAAAGAAGGTAAACCGTGGGTGATTCAATTAACGCTAAATTTGTGGGTTTTCCTGAACTCATGAACGCTCTCAAATTAATGAGTGACGCGGTGGCTGAAAAGCACCTGAAGACGGCTGCCTTAGCCGGTGGATTGCCTATTCAAAATGCTGCCAAAGAAAAAGCGCCTCGCAAAACTGCCAATCTGGTACGGTCCATCCATGAAATGGTGGTAACAGCAGGCAAGGATTATGTACAGGTTGCCATTGGTACAGATCTAATTTATGCCGCAATCCATGAATATGGTGGAGAAATTGTTCCGAAACATGGAAAATTTTTAGCCATCCCTTTGACAAAAACCGCCGAAACTTACAAGCCGCGTGATTATCCCGAACCGTTACACGTTGTAATCGGAAAGGGAAGCTCCAGCGGGGTACTCATGACCGCCGGTAATGAAGTTATTTATGCCCTGGTAAAGAAAGTGACTATTCCTGCGCATCCATACATGAGACCAGCCTTTGATGAACAGCAAGAAAAAGCCTTAGCCACAATGGGCGATGTGCTGGGTAAATTGATCGATGGAGCGTGGAAAAAATGACCCTCGTTCAGGAATCGTTTGTTACCCAGTTGGCTGGTTATGCGCCGTTGTTTTCTCTCATTGGAGAAAATATTTCTCCGTTGCAATTGGAAGAACAAAGCCCTCTTCCAGCGATAAGTTATTTAACTCTACCCGATGTTGGGGTATTCTCTCATAGTGGGCCGGGGGGATTATCTGCATATCACATGCAAGTAGATTGTTATGCTGCAAGTTACATTGGCGCTTTGAACGTTGCTAAACAGGTCGCCGCAGCCCTGGCTAACTGGAATATCGGCGCTGAATATTCCATCCAGGATGATCCAAGCGAGCCTGTAACCATGCCCGGACGATACCGGGTAATTGTCGATATATCTTTTATGCTTTAGAAAAGGAGTAATATCATGGCTGTTGTACCTATTCCAGTTTTTCAAATGCCTGCTAAATATCCTGTTCTTCCCCCGGCTGCGTTAAGTTTGAATATCGGAACCGGGACTTCAATGACCGTTGTAACAGACGGTGTTAGTTTTCCCTGTACCGGGAATGAGATCATTCTTGTCAAAGGTGGAGCGGCATCCCATGTTCTCACTGTCGCATCAGTGATAGACCAGTTTAAACGGTCAGGGGATATTGTTTATACCCTGGGTATTGGTTTGATGGCTATCTTTCCACAGATCCAACCTGCTGGGTTTGCTCAACCGGATGGTACCGTGAAAATAACAAGTGACGCAAGCGGTACCGATGTCCTTTTTTGGGTAATTCGGCTCACTCAGTAATAATGCGCATTTTTCGCGCAAAAAGGAATAAATTATGCCTACACCTGCTTTAAGTTCATTTAGTACTTTCCTAAAACGGGGAGATGGTGGAGCGCCGGAAAACTTCACGCTTATTGCTGAAGTTGGTGACATCGCCGGGCCATCCATGAAAGCCAATACTGACGATGCGACATCCCATTCGTCCTTTGGAGGTTTCCAGGAACAAATCCCCACGACCCTGGCGGTTGGAGATATAAAATTTCCGGTAAATTTTGTACCCTCTAATGCCACTCACAGTTATTCGGCTGGTCTGATCAAGGACTGGTACAACAAAACTTTGAGAAACTTTCAGATTGTTTTTCCTGATTCAACCACCTGGGCCTTTTCGGCCTATGTGATCGGCGTGGATATGAAGGCTCCTGTCAAAGGAACTTTGACCGCTGATATTACATTGTCCGTGACTGGGGCTCCGACCCTGGCCTAAAGGAATTTATATGCCACAAGGAAAATTTAAGACGCGAGAAGAAATTTTCGCCGTTGAAGATCTGAAAGCAGAAGAACTTTATATCCCGGAATGGGATACATCTGTTTATGTGCGCGGGTTGACCGGCAAAGAACGGGACGAATTTGAAACCGCCATGATCCAGATGAACGGTAAAAGGACCATGTCGCTCAGCCTTGCAAATGTCCGGGCGCGGTTAGTTTCAATGGCCTGTATCCAGGCGGATGGTACGCGGTTATTTTCCCGTAAAGATATCGAAATCCTGGGTAAAAAATCAGCAGCTGCTTTAGATCGAATTGCTGCCCGTATTCAGGAATTATCTGGATTGCTGCCCGATGACATAAAAGAGTTAACCGAAAATTTTACCGAAGGCCAGAGCGAAGATTCTATTTCCAATTAGCTGCCCACCTGGGGGGCATGACCGTAGAGGAAATGCTCCTCAGGATAAGCAGCCACGAACTTTCTGAATGGAAAGTATTTGCCTCGAAAGAACCAATCGGGCAAGATCGGGAAGATTTGAGGATGGCTACTCTGGCCTCTGTGATAGCAAATTGCAACCGCGACCCGGAGAAACGTCCGGATCCATTTACGCCGGTTGATTTTCTGATTAATTTTTGGAAAGAAGAAGTTGAACCGACCATTGAAAGCTGGAAAGCTAATTTGCAAATGGCTGAAATTCTAACAGCGGCATTAGGCGGTAAAGACCTCAGAGGTCAATAATGACAACACTCCGAACCTTAGCTGTATATCTTGAAGCGAATATTAAGAATTACCAGACCAATATGAAAGCAGCCGGGGAGTCCACCCAAAAACTGCATGATGGATTAAATAAAATGTCTGAAGTTGCCGCCGGTGTGGTTGTGGCCGGAGTGGGTGCAGTAACCGGCGCTATTGCACTCAGTATCAAGCAAACCACAGATTGGGGCGAAACACTGGAGCACACCACTGAAATATTAGGCACAACTTCCAGTGAATCTGCCGGTTTGGGTTATATGATGCAGACCATTGGCGGGGACGCTTCTCAGGTTACAGATGCAATGTCTAAAATGGCCAAGGGTGTTCTAACCGCCAAGGGAACATTAGGACCAACTGGGTTAGAGATGCAAAAATTAGGTATAAACGCTCTGGATGCCCAGGGAAATATCCGACCCGCAGCGGGATTATTTGAGGAAATTGCTACAAAAGTAAATGCAATGCCGGAAGGACTTGATAAAACATCAGCTATGATGGGTATTTTTGGAAAATCTGGCAAGGAGATGAGCGATGTTTTAGCCGCAGCCGCCAATGGAGGACTGGATCAATATATTCAGAAAGCGAAAGATGTTGGGCTTGCTCTAACACCAGAACAAGTAGAGCAAACCAAAGCTAATGGCCGCGCTTGGAATGAACTTAATTTGGCCTTCCAGGGTATTTCCGTCACTATAGGAATGTCTTTCATGCCGGTACTTAAGGATTTGGCGGAGCAACTCAGATCAAAATTGGCAGACCCTGCGGTACAGGCGCGTATCAAAACCTTAGCGGAAGATTTAGGAAAGTTTGCCACTGATAATGCCCCCAAATTACTCAGTTTGGTTGATGGATTAATAAAATTGGTCGACTCGCTTACTAAAATTCCTGCTCCCGTGTATGGAGTGATTGGAGTTCTTACCGCTCTTGTTATTGCGATTGGGCCGGTATGGACTGCAATTCAATCCATTATTTCCATTTGGGGAGTATTATCCGGGGTTATGGCCACTCTAACAAGTGTAACTCTCCCGGCTATTGGCGCGGCTCTTGCCGCCATTGGGTGGCCTGTAATCTTATTGGTAGCTGCTATCGGTTTATTAGTTTGGACAATTATTAATTTTGGTTCACAGGCCTGGAATACGGTCACGATGATCGGCGCAATCATATCTACGGAATTCGGAAGGGCAGTTGACTGGGTAAATCATTTAGGGGATGCTTTTGGTGGCATAGGCCAGGCGATTTCCAAAGCCTTGGGATGGCTTATGAAATTAGATGGGCTTTTGATAGGTTTGAAAATTCCTGATTGGCTTACTCCTGGCAGTCCAACACCTTTTGAAATGGGCATAAGAGGAGTTTCTTCTGCCATGCAGGATGCTGTAAATCAATCTCTGCCCCAGTTCCAGGCTAAACTTTCGATGGTTGGGACTGCTTCCCCGGTACAATCGGCTTCTCAAAATCAAACTCCTTCACTCAGTAATGCGGACGGGTTTGATTTTGATTACAACCGTCTTGCTCGGGCCATACGTGATGGTTTGCTCACATCGGGAATGGCAAACTAATGGCCATAAATCCTGTCTACCCGACGCAAATTATCCATGAGGTTTATATTGGTAGTTCATGGGTTGATTTGACTCATGATGTTATTGGCTCCCAATCCTGCAATTTTGGCATATCTGGGAATGGCCCATTGGACAGGATTGCTTCTACCGGTAATCTAAAAATAATTTTACGAAATGACGCCGGGTGTATTGGTGGAAAAGATGGTTATTATTCTCCCAACCGGGTTGGATCATTGCCTGGATGGGATAAGGGATTAAACATTCGCCAAAAGTTTATCTATGGCGGGATCACTTATATAAAATATTATGGTCATATTGTAAACATTCAACTTGGTTCTGGGTTTAACAAAATAGTTACTGTAGATGTCGCAGATTGGATGGATTATGCTGCAACTCATCCTATATTTTCTCCGACAATGATTTTTGACAAAAGAATGAACGAAGTTGTATCAGCGGTTCTTGCCTTAATGCCGATACAACCTCTGGAGACAAATTTGCAAGTCGGTGCAGACATTTTTCCGACCGTGTTTGATACAGTAAGGGCCCAAACAAAAGCCCTTACTGAGTTTTCAAAGGTCGCTTTATCAGAACTTGGTTATTTATATTTGAGGCGTGGAACAACTGGAGAGAAATTAATCTCGGAAGGTCGGCATGTTCGCCAGGGTGGGGATGTTGTATCTATTCCCACAGGCATGTTGGTTTATAACATAGCCTTGGAAGATGGATCAGGTGATCTTTTATTGGAGGATGGTAGCTACTTATTAAGTTATGCGATGAATTATTACGATGCGATTTTCGATAATTCGATGATGGCAGCTGACGTGGGCTATGGAAGTCATTTGTTTAATCGGATTTCGGTAAAATCTTATCCACGATTAGTTGATATTGCTGCGACCACGGTTTTATTTTCTCTCTCTTCTCCTACGTCTTTGGCAGCTGGAGAAACTAAAACAGATTTACGGGGTACGTTCCGCGACCCGGTTGGGGGAGCCTCTAAGGTCGCAGGTATGAATATGGTTACTCCAGTTGCCACCACAGATTATCAGATGTTTGCAAACAGGGACGGAACAGGGACAAACTTAACTGCAAATTTGATAGTTACTGCTGTTTATGGGGCGTCTGATGTGCTCTATACCCTGCATAATACCGGGGGCACTCCAGGATATGTTACAAAACTTCAGGCCCGAGGCAAGGGTATTTATATTTATGACCCGATTGAGTATGTCAACGAGGATACAGCCTCTAAAAACGAGTATGGCTATTTAGAATTATCTGTGGATATGAAGTATCAGCAAAACACAGAAACTGCCGCGGCCCTTGCTGATGTGATGTTGTCCCAATTAAAAGATCCGAAAATATCGCTCAATAAAATTACTTATCTTGCCAATTACAGTGATTTTGCAATGATGATGTTTTTCACCCTGGATATTGGCGACCTGATAAATATCAAAGAATCCCTAAACGGGGTAAATGCCAATTATTACATCCAGGCTCTGGATTACAAAATTACCCCAGGCAAGATTATAAAATGCATCTACACCGTGGCTGAGGCAAGTAGTCTATCGTCCAATTACTGGCAATTGGAAATGATTGGATTTAGCGAACTCGGAACCACTACCGTTTTGGGATATTAAGGAGCAATTATGACAAGTCGAATAACACCACGCACCTGGGCATTAGGAGATTATATAACCGCCGCTCTGATGAATGCTCAGCTTCGGGATAATCTTAATGCCCTATGGCCATATACAACTAAAGGCGATTTAGCGGTTGCTCTTAGTTCTACTGGCCTGGATCGGCTGCCGGTTGGAGCAAATGGGCAGATTTTGACCCCTGATTCTAACCAGGCACTCGGTATAAAATGGGCAGGGGCGTCGTGTTGTAGTGCCAGCCGGTCAAATGCTTCTTCTGTCAATAACGGTGTTTCAACTCAACTTACTTTGGTTACAGAAGATTTTGATACCGATGGATTTTATCCGGGAGGTGGCAATGTAATTACCATTCCAACTGGGTTGGATGGAATTTACCTTGTTGGTGGGCAGGGGTATTGGCAAAGTTCCGCAACCCCAAATACTCAAAGAGCGATATGCCTATATATCAACACAACTTATTATTATTCATCGACCGTCCAGGATGCGGACGGAAGCGCGGTTTGGGTCAGTATATCCAGGCTTGTTTCCCTATCCGCTGGTAGCACCATAGATTTACGCGGTCTGCAAATGTCAGGTGGGGATTTGGGATTTTATGCGGCTCAACTCTGGTGCGCGAGGATGAGATAATGACTGCTTTAGTCAATCCCAAAACTTGGTTGGTTGGAGAATTGGTAAATGCCGAAATGCTTAATGAGCAGCTCAGAGATAACCTAAATGTTCTCTGGCCTTATACAGCAAAGGGGGCATTGGCGTTAGCGGGGTTGACCAATAATACTCTTTTACAATTGGCAATCGGTGCCAACAAAACCTTCCTATCCGCTGATTCAACCCAGGTTACAGGTACAAAATGGGTAACATCCGCACCGGCTGCCAGCATCAGCCAATCCGGGGCACAAAGCATTCCGAATAATTCAATTACTGTTTGTGCGATGGATACTGAAAATTATGACACCGGGACAATGGCAAATGGGAATTACATTACCATACCCACCGCCGGATATTATCTTTTACATGGTTCCTGTACGTGGAATGGGCATGCGACAGTTAACAAAATACGACAATTGGGTATTCAGCTTGGGGGAGGAAACCTAGTTTTCAACACAACTGCTCAGGCTTCAGGATCGGTATTAACTTATATGGAACTTCATTACCTGGGATATTTTGCTCCCGGTGCAACGTTGAATTTATGCGCTCTCCAAATTTGTGGATCAGCTTTAACGATCTGGTATTCAAATTTCACAGTTAGAAAATTGATTTAGGAGATAACAATGGTCGATAAGAAAATTACTGATTTGGATGCCGCCACAACAATTGCCTCAACGGATATTTTCCCGGTGGTGACTGGCGTTGGTGCAACTCCAGTCACTCAGAAAACAACGAAAGCCAATCTAGTTGCAAATTTGAAAGCTTCGGCTGCCCAGGTTACAACCGGGACGGATGATACTGTTTTCGCCACCCCAAAAGCAATCAAAGATGCCGGAGTTGGGGCGATGACATTCGCAATTGCCGATGAAGTTAGCGCCGGTACCGTAAACAACAAAGCAATAGCCCCAGATGCGTTTGCTAACAGTGTTATGGGATACCAGGTGGTTGAGGCTGCTATGAATGGCGCCGATCTTTTAACCACCACCGCCAGGGCATATATCAGAGTGCCTGCAAAACTCGACGGTTGGAGGTTGGCAGGAGTATCAGCCCAATGTAGAGTTGCTTCAACTTCCGGAATTCCAACTTTTTCGATTAAATATGGAACCGCCGGTGGTACATTGACATCCATGTTAACTACCAATTTAACAATAGATGCCAATGAATTTGATTCCAGTACCGCTGCCACACCAGCCGTTATAGATGGCGCTCATAATGTAGTTTATTTGGGACAACAGATTGAGATTGCCTGTTCTGTTGCGGGAACAGGAGTAACTTATGTCGTGATTGAATTAATCTTTATCAGGAATTAATATGGCGATAAATATTATTACTTTCAGTGGCGGCAATGCAGGGCCATCTTATTATGACCCGAGGGTTGGTATAACCAGCATGCTCAATCAATCCCTGTATAGTTATTCGGTCAATAACAATTTGGGATTTGCCACAGATCCGGAATATGCAGCTGCACCACCCAATAGCACAACCACAGAAGCTTTAGCTGTTACCAATAATGCCTATGTCTATTTCACAATAACCCCAAATGCAGGGGTAACGATCAATTACACTGCATTCAAATTGTCCACGGCGAAAGGGCAAGCCAGTACTCCACGGGGTTATGGAGTGAGGTCCAGCATAGATGCTTATGCAGCCGATTTATATACTGAGGATGTGACAGTTGTTTCTCCCAATTGGAATACCATGTCTATAGGGTTGGGGACAGCGTTCAAAGGCAAAATTGTTCCTGTGACGTTCAGAATTTATTTTTATTCCCCCAGCAATTCTCAGACCATGTTATTTGATGATGTCGCTGTCGATGGTGAGATTATCCAGGGTTACCCAAAAATCAGGTTCTTTTAAAGGAGTAAAAATGAAACCTTTGTTGATCGATGTGTGGGAAGGCAATCCTAAAATAGACGTTGATACCCTTGTAACCAATGGGGTGATCGGCGGGTTTGTGCGGCTTAACAATATGCAGGGCGGCCACCATATGGACAGCCAGTTCCCGGTATTGTGGAAGGCGTTCGAGAAATTTGCATGCAGAGGACTGTATTTTGTCTATAACCCCTGGGTAACCGGGTCGACTAATTTCGATTGGATGAAAAACAACCTTCCGATTGATATTGGCACGCACAAAATTGCGATTGATTTGGAAGTTCGAAATGCAGGTTATTCGCCAGTGACTTATGGTCGGGAAGTTGCTGCATTTTTGGATCTTTGCAAAGGAAAATACAACACCGTCTGCTATACAGGTGGGGGATTTACCGACATTATGACGGAATGGCCAATCAGCGAATATTGGTGGGCGCGCTATCCATTCAATATGCCGGCTGGAGTGCAGAGCTGGGAGGTTTTGCACGCGGCGATTGATGCTCTACCCTGGAACCCGGTTGTCGCAGGAACATCCGTGGGGGCTGGGCCTATCAAATTATGGCAGATTTGCGACCATACCATTGCACCAGGCTTTGGTAATTCTGCTGTGGATTTGAATATTTTCAACGGTTCCCAGGCTGACGCGATTGCCTGGATTAATGGATCCAATTTAAACGCGGGGCAACCCGTGATAGTTCCATCAGGAGGTAATATGGATAAAACAGCACCAAAACTTATTTATGTTTATGAGAAGCATACCGAAATTGACCTGGCAGGTTTGAACGGAAATATTGACGGTATCCTTGCTCTGGCTGTGGATCGAACTCGGGAAACCCCTTTTGACCAGAGCAATGGTTATATCAGCCCCATGTTTACCAAACAGCTGGATTGGGCGAATAACTTGCGTCCATCAGTCCCGGCAATTGCGGTTGTGGCGGTGGATCCCGGAGAATACATTCAGCCCCCACTCAACGATTTCAGCCGGTGGCCACCATTTGAGAAAGACCCGGTCATGGTCGATGTGAAAAGGGCAATATGTTATCCGGATGGAACCACGCGTAAAGTGTCTGCGATCATTTTTGATATGCGCCATCTGAATGAAGGGCAAACCACAAAAATAGTTCCGATTGGTAGGGTATTAAAAATTGCGGAACGATTGCAGCAATTGGCCTGGGATAACCTGAAAATATTTACCATGGTCCTGACCGATGAGCAAATTATGAAGCAGCCTGAATACCAGGATGCACAGAGTAAAAACGAAATCAGTGTATTCTTTATGGCTCATGATGACCAAAACCAATCGACAGTTGGTGAATGCATTTGCTGGACTGGATCTGTTTTAACGGATTCAGGAAATGCCATTCATTTTCCCCTGCCCTCCGATAATCCCAACCCTCACACTCCCTATGCTCCTACAGGAAATAGACTTTTACTTTGGTGGTTTTCTTCTGTAAAGGTCCAAGCGATCAAGAACAATGGCGTTCCCTACGCGGTAGCAGGTTTCACATCCCAATGGACAACCAAAGAGCTTTATAAAATGTGGAACTTTACGCCGATCACCGGTACAGTTGTCACCCCTGAACCTGGCAACCCTCCGGCGCCTGATAATACGGATATCCTGGTGATGGTAGATCAGATTGTGGAGCTGGCAGGGAAGATCAAACAGAAGTTACAATAAAATGATTGGTGTTAAAATGATTCCAAGCAAAGGGCAGTCTATGGATTGATGCTCCTCGGTGGCTCAGCCCTATAGCCATAAATCCTAAGTCCATAAAATCACCGGTCGGTAGATAATACCAGATGACGCCGGTGATTTTATTATCCACAGCCTTAACATCAATGTGATCAACTAATGCACGCAGGCGATTGCGGAGTTTGTCAGGATCGTTTGTGTTGAGTGCAGTGCGCAAATTATCAGCAGTAATGGTGACCTGGCTGGGGGAGGGAAGATTTTCGAGGACTGAAATACGATATTCGATGCTGGAGATGCGGGTTTGCAGATCTTGGAGGTTAGCTTCATTTTCCTTAAGAGCTGAAACCAGCGCTGGAGAGTGGCCAATGGCGCTAATGGTGGCAATAATATTTTTTATGGCAGATTGAATGGGTGGTTTCTGGACTTCAAGGGCA